CAGGTCGAACTTGATGCGCCCGTGCTCGGGGTGCTTGATGTAGGCGTACGTGTGACAGAAGTAGATGAACGCTTCGAGCAGCTTGGCGGGGTCGGTGGTCTTCGGGCTGCAGCGCCGCCACTCGCGCTCTTCGAGCAGTTCGGCGAGGTTGATCTCCTGGGCGCTCACAGCAGTGCGAACGTGATGTCGAAGAAGGCCCGGCTGGCGGAGTCGAAACGGATGCCGCCCCCACCGCTGGGGCGGGAGACCTGCACGGCGAGCGCCACCACCCCCCTGGTCGTCAGGGTGAACATCTCGCCCCACGACTCGCTGAACCGCACGTTGGCCCCCCGGGCGTTGGCGTTGGCGGGGATGCCGACCTGGGTGCCGAGCCTCAACTGCATCCCGTACGGGAGGCTCGCCCCCGTCGCCTCGTAGATGCCGGTGACGCTGGTCTGGATGATGGCGACCGTGGCCCACGTCGGCACGGTGCAGTTAGTGGTCAGCCAGTCGGTGAACGCCCCCGTACTGGTGGAGTCGATCGCGCTGGCCGGGATCGTGAAGGACACGGCGTTGCGCAAGCTGCGCTCGGTGGACGAGACGACGGGGCGGGTCGGGTCGGTGTTGTTGACGGCGACGCCCGACCCGGCGACGACCGCCTGGATCACGCCAGCGGGACCGGTGGCACCCGTCGCTCCGGCCGGGCCCGTCGGGCCAGGCACCGTCGAGTCGGCCCCAGCCGGGCCAGCCGGACCCACCGGGCCCGGCACCGTGGAAGCGGGCCCGGTGTCGCCCTTGGGGCCCTGAGCCCCGGCCACACCTGCGGGACCAGCGGGCCCGGGGACGGTGGAGGCGGGACCGGTGGCGCCGGTCGGGCCCGGGGGCCCGGTCGCCCCCGTCGGGCCAGCGGGTCCGGGGACGGTGGAGGCAGGACCGGTCGGACCAGCGGGACCCTGTGGCCCGGTCGACCCCGTCGCCCCGGTCGGACCGGCGGGGCCCGGCACGGTGGAGGCCGGGCCGGTGGGGCCGGTCGGGCCCTGCGGACCGACGGCACCGGGAGGGCCCTGAGGCCCGGTCGGGCCGGTGGCCTTGCCCATGTTGACCCACGAGGTGCCGTTCCAGACGATGATGTCCCCGGCCGTGGCGGGACCGGTCGGCCCGGGCGGACAGGCCGTCGGGACCGGGGTGCCGACGACCCACGTCTCGCCCTCGGCAGCGGCGACCGGCAGTGGGGTGGCGGTCCCGGCGTACACCCCAGAGGGCTGGTCGATGCCGCCGCCGTCGCCACCTCCACCGCCGCCATCGCCGCCCTTGCCGATGCGGCGGCGTAGGTCGAAGTCGGCCCGGCGAGCCGACTCAGAGCGCGTGTCGGGCTGGAACCCGCCGAGGACGTTAGCCATCCGAGCGGGCCGCCAACTCGGCCTCCGCCCGTTCGGCGAGCATCGCCATCAACTCGTCGTCGCTGAGTTCCTTGGCTGCTCCCTTGACGACCGTGACGTCGAGGCGCTTGGGCTTCATCACGTCGATCGCCTCCAGGTAGGCCCGGGCGGCGGGGACCTGGCGGGGGTCGGTGCGATCGACCGCCGTGTCGTAGAGGGCGTCGAGCACGCCCTTGGCCTTCTCCGGGCTGCCGACCGACTTGCGGTAGCGGCGCTCCCACTCGGCCAGGAAGTCCGGGTCGTTCTTCCACTGCGACAGCAGGTTGCGATCGATCGACAGTTCCTCGGCCAGTTCGGCCTGCGTCGTGGGGTAGCGATCGGTCGGGGCCGTCAGCAGCCACTCGAAGAACCGCTGGACCCGGAAGTCGTTGAAGTTGGGGCGAGTCGACGCCTGGCGGCCTCCCATGGTCCCTCAGTATGGACGGTCACGACCACCCTGACCAGCGCTGCACGTGCAGCAAGAAGCCGCTACTTCTAGCCTCTTCTGGGGTGTCCGTATAACTAAGTGATAACTGGGGTATACACCTTGACACCCCATTCGGGGGGTGTATCATGTGGGTATGCCCAGAACGAAGACCCCCACGACGAAGGCGAGCGACCCCCGCTGGGTCACCGTCCAGATGCAGATCCGTGTCCCGTGGTGGAGACGAGAACAGCTGCAGGCCGAGGCCAACGCCTTGAAGGTGTCGCTGCCCGATCTGTGTGCCGACGCCCTCGACCGGGTGTATCCGTCCAAGCCGCCCGAGTGATCGTCGTCGGGATCGACCCCGGCGTCACCGGGGCCTTCGCTGTCCACGAGCGAGGCGCCCTGACCGCCGTCGAAGATCTGCCCGTGTTCGACGGACGGATCGACGGACTCGCCCTGTGCGAGATCCTCTGCTCCCTCGGTGACCCCGGCGAGATCGTCGTCTACCTGGAGAACACCCAGGCGATGCCGAAGAACGGCTCGATGGCCAGCTACTCGCTGGGCCTCAACACCGGGATCATCATCGGCGTCGTGCAGTCGCTGCGATACCCCTTGGTCAGAGTGAGACCACCGATGTGGAAGAAGAAGATGGGGCTCACCGGGGCCGACAAGAACGCCACCCGAGGGATCGTTCGGGAGTTGTACCCGATGCACGCCGACCTGTTCGCCCGGGTGATGGACCACAACCGCGCCGACGCCGTGATGATCAGTCGCTACGGGGTCGCCGCTCAACTGCAGGAGGCCAACGCCGATGACTGACGCCCTGACCGGAACGCCGTGGCTGGCGGTCCTCAACCGCATCAAGACGACCACGAGCAACGAGACCACGAGGGTCCTGGCCCAGATGTTGTGGGACATCTTCAACGAGACGTCCGACCCGAAGGTGGGCGAGATCGCCGACGCCTACGCCTACCAACTGCTGAGAGGAATGTGATGTCGATCGACATCGAGGAACTCGACGACGAGAACGAGAACCGCCGGGACTTCCGCCGGGCCAACGGAGCACCGCTCGTCTCCGACCCCGCCGACCCGTCGAAGACGCTGCGGTACTCCCGGCCCTCAGGATACGCGAAGTGCCTCGACGACGAGATGGCGTTGACGGACTGGCGCATCTGGAAGGCGATGGAGGGTGTCGCCAAGTCCAAGGCGCTGCAGACGCAGGTCGTCGCCACCCGTGACGAGGACAAGGTCGAGAAGCGCACCCTGCGCGAGAAGGCCCTCGACAAGGGCAACGCCTCCGAGCGGGCCGACCAGGGCACCGGGCTGCACGCCATGACGGTGCGGGCCGAGGACCCGACCGACACCGAGTTCGATCCGCCCGAGCAGTACCTGACCGACCTCACGGCCTACCGCAAGGCGCTCGACGACTACGGCCTGATCTCGGAGATGACCGAGTGCGCCTTCGTCAACGACGCCTTCCGGGCGGCGGGGACGGCGGATCGGGTGTGGCGCACGACGCACGTGCTGTTCACCCCCGGCGGTGGTCGGATCGATCCCGGCACGCTGATCGTCGGCGATCTCAAGACGGGCAAGAAGCTCGACTTCTCGCTGCCGGGCTACGCCGTGCAGACGGCGCTCTACGCCACCGGCCAGCTGTACGACGTCGTCACCGAGCGACGGCTGCCGACGCCACCGATCAGCCACGACTGGGCGCTGATCGCCCACATGCCCGTGGGTGGCGGCATCTGCGAGATGCGCTGGGTCTCGGTCCCGCTGGGCCTCGAAGGTGCCCGCCTGGCCCAGCAGGTCAAGGAGTGGCGCAAGCTGTGGAAGAACGGCACCCACGACGCCCCGATCGCCGAGTTGCCCGCCGACGTGGGCGAGGTGCTCGCCGCCGAGTTCGGTGCCGAGGCGATCAGCGACAACGTCCCGCTGGCCGACATGGCGGCGTGGTGCCAGCTGCGGATCAACAACATCGGGGCCAACAACGACGCCAAGACCAAGCTGATCCAGCGCTGGCCCGAGGGCCTGCCGACGCCCAAGAAGGGCATCACGACCGACGAGCAGGTGCTCACCCTGATGAGCCTGCTCGACCGCATCGAGGCTGAGTTCTCGATCCCGTTCGACTTCGCCGACCCCCGCACCGCCGGGTGGACCGGCCACCGTTCGACTCTCGACATGAGAGCACCGATCCTGGAATCCCAGGGAACCAAGGCATAAAGGAGCCAGAAGTGAGCAACGTTGATGACTTCCTCTTCGGGGGAGGTGGGAAGGCAGCCCGCTTCGATTCGATCGGCGACACCGTCGAAGGTCGGATCGAGAACGTGGTCGTCTCCCAGCAGACCTCCATGGAGGACAACACCCCGCTGACGTGGCCGGACGGCCGCCCCCGTGAGCA